TGGCGCGCGTCAGGCTGATCAAGACGACCCAGGGCCAGCAGCAGCTCCAGCAGCAACAGATCCAAGAGGGCGCGCTGAGACTGCAGCAGACTAAGGCCCTGAACGACGCCTACCGCTCCGCGCTGGTCGTCAATCCGGACGGCTCAAACGACATCGACACCAGCCGCCTCACGCAATCTCTCGCCGCCTCCGGCGTTGCTGGATCCGCGATTCCGTCCGTCCTCAAGGGAGTGACGGATTACAAAAAGGGCCTGGCTGACCTGCAGGATACCCAAGCCAAGGTCGCGGCCGCGCACGCCGATAATGGCGGTGCGCTGGGCTCGGCGGTGAAGGCCGCCGGTTACGACCCGAATTTGTTCCTCGCGTTGACACAACACGGCATCAACCAAGGAGCGATCGACCCGAAAGGGGCTACGCCGTACGTGCAGGCCGTGACGCAGGCGCTACAGCAGGACCCGTCCGGCGCGAGGGCCAAGCAATTGGTCGAGCAGCTCGCCGATACCTGGATCGCGCAGAGCCCGGCACAACAAAAATTGATAACCGAAGCCACCAGCGCGCAAGGCGCCGCGCAGCGCGGACGCGCGGCCGTAGGTGAGCTCGCCCTCAACCAAGAAAAACAGACCGCCGCGCGGACCGACCGCGCCCACCTGGAGGCGGTCGGGCGGCTCTCCGCAAATCCTCCCGCCGATCAGGCGGGCTATGCCCAGTTCGTGCAGCAGCAGGCTCCGGACGTGCAACAGCGCCTGCTGGCAACCGTGCCAGCCGCGCAATACGATCCCGCCAAATCGCCCGGCATGCTGAACCAGGCCGCGATGACACCCGAGCAACGGTTTAATGCCAGCAAACCCGCGCCGGCGCGGAATGTGACCGAGGCGGATCTGGCACAGCAGGTGGCCAAGGGCCAGGCGCCGGGCGCTACTCCCGCCGACGTGGCCGCGGGCAAGGCGGCCGATGCCGCGCTCAAGCGCCTGGATCAGTCGAAGATAGCGGCGCGCCCGAACATTAACGTCAACATGACGCCCGAGCAGGCGACCTCGACAGCCGCCAGCATCGCCGTCGGCACCATCGATCCGGCGACGACGCGGATGATGCTGCGCCGGCAGCCGGGCCTGATGGCCGAGGTTTTGAAGGTCGATCCGGCATTCGACGAAGCGCAGATCGACAAACGCTACGCAGTCGGCCGCGAATTCGCCAGCAGCTCCAACAGCAAGGCCGGCGGCCAGGTGATCGCGCTGAACACGTTGATCCACCACGCCGACCTGTACCAGCAGGTGGGCGAGGCGCTGAAAAATGGATCGTTCAAGCCCGGCAACATGGCTTACAATGCGATTTCATCAATGATGGGATCGCCTGCCCCGCAGAACGCCGGGCTGGTGGCCCGATTCCTGGCGGGCGAAACTGCCAAGGTGGCAACCGGCGGCATCCCGGCCGAGGGCGAAGTCAACGGCATTCTGCAGAGCCTGGGCACAAATGCGAGCCCGGATCAGATCAGAGGCGCGGGCCAAACTCTCCTGCAGATCGCGAGCGGCCGTATGATTCCGCTCTCCGAGAAAGCGAAAGACGCCCACCTCGATGGCGTGTACCCGATCGTCGGAGCAGACGCGAAAGAAATTCTGACGCGGCGCGGCTATGATCCCGCGACCATGAAGCCGGCCGCGGCCCAGACTGCGGGGGCCACGCCCGCAACCCACACGCTCAACGGGCGCCCGATCGCGCTCAACCCGAAGAACAACCAGCAGTGGCTTTATACCGATGCTCAGGGGGGCGTGGTGAAATAACGTGGCTTCTCCTGCTGCCCCGCCGCCCGGCGCGATCGCACTCCAGACAGCCGCACCGCCGCCGCCCGGCGCCGTACCCATCGGAGAGCCGTCCGGAGTACAGAAAGCGGACGCCGCGGTGGTCCAGGGCGCGAAAGACCTGGCGACCGGCGCCTGGTCGAAGCTCAATCCGATGAACATGCTGAGCGGCCTGGGCGACATGGCCCAGCACCCGATCGAGACCGCCATGCACGTGCTGGGAGCCCAGTATTACTCGCTCCAGAAGGCTAAAGACGCCTATATGGCGGGGAAGCCCGAAGAGGCGGCCATTCATCTCGCCCACGCGCTCGAACCGGCCGGATTTGCCACAGAAGAAAGCGAAGTGAAGGCCAGCACTCCCGGCACACGCGCCGAGGGTATCGGCGAGCTGCTGGGAACCGGTCTTGGGGCCTACTTGAGCGCCAAAGCGCCAGAAATAGCGCAGGGCGCCGCGAGCGCGGTCAAAAAGTTGGCCACGGCATCTCCTACCCTCGCGCCGAGCGCCCTGGGCATCATTAGCCCACGGGCGGGCTATATTGCGCGCTTTGCGCAGGGCTTGGCCAAGCTGTACGGCGAGAGCACCGACGAAGCGTCTTCCGCAGCCCAGCCCCCGCCCTCGGCCGCCGAGCCGGCCGTAAATCCGAATGCGCCCCCGCCGTTGCCAGCTCAACCGCCGCCGTTGCCCATCGTCGCGCCCCAGACCCCCCCGCCAGGCACGATGAGGGTCCCCAGCCCAGCCTTACAATCAGCGCTGCAGAAGCCGGGCGCTTTGGCGGCGGCCCAAGCGCTGCAGGAGGAGCTCACCCCAGCGCCCCAGGAACCCCCTCAAGCCGGCCCTGTACCTTCGCCCCAGCCAGGCCTCGCCGGCGCCACAGCGCGCGTCCCTGCCGCCGCGCCCGAACCTATAGCGGCGGTGTCGGCCGAACCGGCCTTCCGGACATATACGCCGCCCACCGCGCGAGATTACCTGGCAAAGGGCTACCCTGCTCCGGCGGCAGCGCTCGCCAAAGATCTCCAGGTCGCCGACTTTCTGCGCGAAAAGGGGATCACCGGCGATGTGTTCGACAACGTGAGCCAGGCGCAGCGGAACGCCTGGGGCCAGGCCGCCGGCAAAAGTGGCATCAGCACCACCCGATATGCCGACATTTCGGCACTATTGCGTGGCCAGCCCCCCACTAAAGTACTAACCGATGAGACCGAAGCCGAAATACTAAAGTTTGCCCAAAATGAGATCGGCCGGAGCTTGCAACCGGCGCCCAAGGGGCGCACACTGGAGTCGAATGATGCCTACGCCACCACGGGAGCAGCACCTCAAGGAATACCGGTTCCGCAACCGCCTTCACCAGGCGGCGGGCCAAGCCCGGCGCCGAGAGCTGGAACGGATGGCGCGACTACAGCAATCCCTGTCCCGGGCGAAGGCCGCACCTACGCGGCCCAATACCGAGTCCGCGAGCTAGCCGACATCCAGGCCAGCCACAACGGCCAAACGTTCCAACCCAATCCCGATTACAGCCTCACGAACGACCGCGACTATGGGCGGCCGGAGAACCGGGGTAAGATTCTGGCTGGCGCGCAACAGTTCGATCCCCGGTTTCTGATCAACGACAACCCGGACGCCACCAACGGACCGCCGGTGCTCAACAGCCAGGGAGAAGCCCTGGGCGGGAACGGCCGCACCATGATCCTCCAGCGCGTCTACGCGGGGATCCCACGAGCCGCGCAGGCCTACCGCGACCTGCTCGAGGCGAAGGCACCGCAATTCGGGATCGATCCAGCGGACGTCCAGAACTTCAAGCAGCCGGTGCTGGTGAGAGAGATCCCGGATCAGGAGCTCGCCAAGCCCCAGAACGCGGTCAGTGATTTTAATAAAACGGGCACGGCGGCCATGCGGGGATCCGAGCGCGCGATCGCGGACTCGCGACGCGTCTCCCAAGGCACCCTGGATGAGGTCGGGACCAGACTCGAGGCGGCGGGGCCGAGCGCCACTCTCTCCACCATCCTCAAGGGCGAAGCCGGGCCTGAGATCCTGGATAGACTCGTCGCAGACGGCGTCATAACGCCCCAGGAACGGGCGGGATTGCAGGATGTCAATGCGCTGACCACAGAGGGCCAAAGGCGCATCGCGAGCCTATTGTTGGCGCGTTTCTTTCGCGATCCAGCGCAGCTCGACAGCATCCCCACACCCATGCGCGCCAAACTGGAGCGCGCCGCAGGGCCGATCGCGCGCACCGAATCTGGAGGGCCGTGGAACCTGACCCCCAAAATTCAGGAGGCCGTTGATCTCATGGAAGAGGCGCGCCTGCGCGGGGGTAAGATCGACGATCTGGCCGCACAGAACCCCCTGTCGGGCGAGCCGTACTCACCCCAGGCAGTTACGCTAGCCAATCGGCTGCGCGGTGCCAAGCAGCGCGATTTTGTCGACGCGGTAAGCAATTACTCTCGCGACGCGGCGTATGCCGAGCAACCAAATCTGTTTGGCAACGCCCCCACCCAGGGCGACTCGTTCCAGAGAGCCTTTAGCCGGCCGGGCCCCCTGCGAAATAAGGCGCCAGCCGGCGCGCCTGAAAAATCGGTCAAATGAAAACCTTCATTCTGTTTCTATTCGCGCTTGCGGCCGCATTTGGCCAGACGCTGCCAAACGCAGTACCTCTGCCGAATCCCGAGGTGCAGTTCCTCAACCAGAACGGCCAGCCCCTGGCCGGCGGCCTGGTCTACACCTACGCGGCGGGGACGACTACCCCGATCGCGACGTACACCGATTCCTCTGCCGCCACCCCCAACGCGAACCCCATCGTGCTCGACAGCGCCGGCCGGGCGAGCATCTGGATCGGCGCGGCTGCGATCAAGCTCGGCGTGTACGACGTAAACAGCGTGCTCCAGTGGACCCAGGACAACATCTCCGACACCACGCTCTACTTCGTCAACTACGTGAAGGCGGCTGGCACGGCGACGCTGATCAGCTACGATCCCCCGAATTCACAGCCACAGGAAACGGTCGCAGCCGCGCTGACCGGATTGACCAAGCACTATGTTGACCCCATGGACTACGGCTGCGTTGGCGACGGCTCAACCGACGATACCGCCTGTTGGACGGCAGCCATCGCCTCGGCAATTTCACTCAACACCCCGCTGATCTGCCCAGCATTTACCTTCGCGGTGAGCAAGCAGGGGACAACGTCCTACGCATGGGACGGCCGAAACCATCCCTACATTTTCCTGATCACCAGCCCGATTTCAATCACCGGGCCGTGCGCCTTCAACGTAGACATGACGGATGCGGGCACCGCGAACGCTTTCGTCTTTCAGAGAACTCAGCACGTCCGGATATCGAGTCTGACCTTTAACGGCATCGGGTCTCAGTCCAACCAAATTCTTTACGCCGGCGCGGCCGTATCCTTCGTGAACTGCAATGATTGCTACGCTGACCACATCCAGTCGTACAATATGCGGGGCAACACCCTGGCGTTCAACTCGGTCGATACCGGATGTTCGCATTGTTTTTCCGCGGCCAACCCACCCCCAGCCAACTGGCCAACGCCGGGGAGCGGCGGCTATCAAGGTGCGCACTGGGCCGCCTATGGATGCAGCGGGGCGGTGTTTTCCGAGGATACCGGCTACGGAGGAACGACGGACGGCGACCTGAGCCTGTTCGGCCAGGGCACCAACGGCGCCCAGGGGAACCGCGCGGTCAACAATCACCTTTACAACTATGCCTACGGCGACACCACGCGCACGATCGTCTATAACAACGCGCAGGGGTTTTTGGCGGATTCGGGGCAAAGTGCGGCCGTTTTCAGCGGGAACTACGGCTATGGGTACTACTACTGCTTTGACGTAAAGACTGAAGCGGACGGAACTGCGATCGTCGCGAACACCTCGCAGGCCTGCAAGGTCGGCATCGACGTGCGGCTCGGCGAAAACCCTATCCTCACACAGAACACGACCATCACCGGAAACGTGGTCCAGCCCCTCGGCGGGAACGGCAACAGTGTGAGTTTCGGTGGCCTGACGGCGACGGTGGGAATTTGGATCCAGGATTCGTTTGGGGTGACCGTCGCAGACAACCTAGTGGAGGCTTCCTATCAGGTGGGCGGCAATCAAGACTTCATCCCCATCCTCGCGCAGCTCGGCACCACATCTGCATCACTTTTGCCCTTTTCGCACGGCCTGAACATCCATGACAATATCCTGGCCATGGAAGGCCAGCAAGGCGCCTCCTACGAGTACAGCGACAACTACGCGATCTACGTGGCGGGCAACAGCACCAATTCATGGCCTGGCGTCAACGTCCACGACAACACCATCAAACTCCGAACGGATGCTGCCATCAGCTTTCCGCCGATTTTTTTCGAATACGTGAACAATGCGCGCATCAGCGCGAACAGTTTTATCGGCCAAGTCGGCACGCCCTCGGTGTACGAAATCGTTTGCTCTTCCTGCGTGGCGGTGAATGTCAGCGGCAACCAAATGTCCGAAATCGGCGGATTTTTGAGCATGGCGAACTCGGATCAGATCGTGGTCGCGGACAACATTCTGGGCTCGCAGGTCTCCTACCTCATGCCGCTGATCCATTCGACGGCTTCGACCAATTGGAACATCCACGGCAACATTCGCACGCAGTACCCGTACCCTACCAACGTTCAGAATGGGCGGTTTTTCCAAAGCGACACGTCCGACACAACCGCCAACGTCATCATTGCCGACAATATTTTCTATCAGACCGTCTTTGAGGCGGACTGGTACCAGGTCAAGGGAGTCTCGTTTCCCAACACCCCGGACCTGGACACCCTCAGAAATGTGCGGGTGGGGCCGCTGAACGGTGCGATGCGCACCTACACCGGCATCACCGGATCCCTGGGGGGCTCAGCGATGCTCACGGGCGCTTGCGTGCTCGATACCACCTTGGTAATTGTCGGCGCCCACAGTGCCAGCGGAGATCCACCGCTGCAGGTTGAGGTTTCCCCGACCAACCAAGCCGGACCTGGCGCCGGCTTCTACTATTACGCATTCATGGTCGATGGAGGCGGAGGAACTGGAGTCGTGAATCTGGAGCTGTGCGCGGCCAAAGCCGGCACTCCAACGGCCACGACATACTCCGCTAGAATTTTCCAATAGCGCTGGGCCCGCCCTACTTCTTCCCCCACCGGGCCCGCGCCGCCTGCTGGCCGCGCTTGCGCCGCGCGGCCGCGCTCAGCACCGCGGTGCCTTTGGGCACCTTGACCTGGCCACCTTTCCGGCCGATGCGAGCGAGGTAGTCGCGCGTCGCCTGGTCGAGGCTTGACTTTCCCCCTCCACTTCCCCTAGACTCACTCCTGTCCTTCTTCGATCCCCCCCCCCCATTCGCCCTAGTCTGTACAGACTGCTTCATCCCATCTAGCGTAACCGGATTACAATAATTGTCAACAGGCCTATTGACCAGCGTTACCCGCTTATGGCATGATGTGGATGTAAGGAGACGGAAACGCGGCCAGCACTGCGAGCCGGCCGCGCCCCTAAACATGGAAGCTGAAAGGAGCTTGCCAATGTCTAATGTCAATCTACCAGCAGGATGCCCGGAGTGGTTGGACCGCGCCCCTTGGGACGATCTCGACCCGCCGGAGCCGACCGAAGCCGAACTCGATGCCGACTACTTGGATCGGATCGAACTCGCGGCAGACGACGCGCCGCCCATCGTATTTTCCGAGTGCGGCGTGCCCGCGCTGATTTGCCCGGCCTGCGAGGCGGGCGATCACGAGCACGCTTACCTGTGCGAGGCAGATTACAAATGCGCGTGCGCGTGCCACGAGCACGCGCCGCCGCGCAAACTTCCGATCGCCGCGATGTTTCGGCAATCGGCGCGCGACACGGAGGGCCACTGCCCGGTGTGCGGCGCCCGCGCGATCAACGGCCAGTGCGTGCTCGATTGCGGGAGGGCGTCATGAACCCGGCTACTCGCGTCCGCCGGCAAAAGCTCACGCTCGCAAACGGCGTGCCGGTAAGGATCGCGCTCGAATACACGAGCGGGCAGCGGCGGCGATCGCGCATCCCAGGCGCGCCCGACCAGATGTACTATAGCCTGACGGGCGAACGCGAGGCTTATTTCCCGCTCGAAGTGGGTCGCATGATTGACGAACTGCACCTCGATCCGCGCGAGCCGTTCACCATCTGCAAATACGGCCCGCGCGAATGGGATATCCAGCGCGTCGCGCCAGACGCCAGACGCCAGACTCCGGACGCGGATCCGGAGCTGCCGCCATTCGCGCCGATACCGCCACCGTTGCCGCCGGCGATTGCCAGGCGCGACGAGGGGATCCGCCACGTGCCAGCCGCGGCCCCGTCACCCACGAATGGCGCGGGCGAGGATCTCGAGGCCATCCTCATGCGCTCTTACGCGAGCGCGATCATGGTCACCAAAGCCGCCCTCGAGGCCGCGCGCGCGGAGGGGCTGCATTTCGCGCCCACGCATGACGCGCTACAAGCGTGCGCCGCAACGCTGTTCATCGCGGAGACAAGGAGAAATTCATGAGCGCGACTCGCATCGCCCTGTTGAGCGAGCTCGGCCGAGCGCTGGGCTGCGCGCCGTCGCGATCGCCCATCGCCAGCAGCGACGCTGGATGCCTGCGGCGCCCCACGCCGGGCCTGCCCGACCGCTGCTACTACTCGGGCGACGATTTCGGCGTCGCGCCGCCGCCGGTCCGGATACGCGACGAAACCCGCATCGCGACGGCCTCAGAGCGCGAGGCGCAAGAAATGATTGAGCGCGATCGCGCCGCGCTGCGGCGCTTCTTCGCGGGCCGCTATTCGCGCCGGCTGGGGCGAGTGGTGAGGCCGCGGCCATGAGCGATCAGAAGCTACCCGACGATGTTCTGTGGCATCAATCCGGGGTGAACGCCCAGGGTGAGCCGTTCGTGCAGCTCATCCAGGGCACCGCGGTCATTGCGCAGATGAGCTGCGAACAGGCTCGCGATCATGGGCATGCGATTCTAGAGGCCGCTGAGGCGGCCGAGCAGGATGCGTTTATTTTCGACTGGGTTCTCAATCGAGTGGGCGCGGGCGCGAGCCAGGCGGCTGGACTGCTGGCTGATTTCCGTAAATACCGAGGCGAGCGCACGAACAAAAAGGGCGGCCCTGCCCGACCCGGCGACTGGGTGATGCCGCCTGGGAAGGATAAGCCATGACGCGCCTGGGAGGACACAATGCCCGATCCGCAAGCTGAAGTCCACGCGATCATCATCTCGATTCCGCAAGCATCATTGGTGGAATATCTGACGGCACGGCGATGCTTGCCGGAGCTGCCCCCGGATGCGACGGTGGCGGCCGCGTGGATAGAGCGGCAATTCGTCGATGGCGCGGAACAACCGTGTCATCTCGTGCTGCGACTGGAGCATCCGTCGTTTCCGCTGATACCTGCCGGCAGCCGCGTTCCACGCGTCAAAACGCGATTTCGGCGACTATCAGAGCATGAGCAAGCTCAAACCTAAACTCTCCAGTGCGACGCCGGGACAAACGCTGTGCGCGATCTACGCGAGAGTCAGCACGAGCGACAAAGGCCAGGACACTGAAAACCAGCTGTTCCAACTCCGCGAGTATTGCAAGCGCTCGGGCTGGCGCATCTCGAAGGAATACGTCGATCACGTCTCCGGCAAAAGCGGCGAGCGCGATGCGTTCAAGGATCTGTTTGCGGACGCCAGCCGGAAGCTCTTCGACGTCGTGCTGGTGTGGGCGCTCGATCGCTTCACGCGCGAGGGCGTCTGGAAGACCTTCGATTACGTGCAGCAGCTCACAGCGAACGCGATCCAGTTCGAGAGCTACACCGAGGCGCACTTCCGCACCACTGGCCCCGCTGGCGAGCTGATGCTCGCGATCGCGGCCTGGATCGCCAAGCAGGAACGGCTGCGCATCAGCGAGCGCACCAAGGCAGGGATCGACCGGGCCAGGCGCGCCGGCAAACGGATCGGCAGACCAGCGCGTGTATACGATCGCGTGCGGATCCGCGAAATGCACCGGGGCGGAATGAGCCTGCGCTCGATCGGCCAGAAGCTCGGGATCTCATTTATGACGGTCTCGCGCGCCCTGAAATAGGGCTGTTACAGCCCGCTGTCACTCGTGTCACACAACCGCCGGCCGGAGTGCACCCCGCATCTGGCGTTATAGCGCGACGGAAGGTTGCCTTTGTTACGCTCACGGATTCGGTCGGTTGTGTGACACACGGCCGAGCGACAAAGTGCGATTTGCTGGCCTTTTCCGCCAATCTGCATTAATCCAGTGCAATTTCTCGCAACGCGCCAGGCGCGCGAACTCGCACGCTTCTATACGCGGGCGGGGGGGGCCGGAAAGTCGTTAATTCGTGGACGCGCTATAAGGCGTCGTGGGCGTAGTGCCAGCTTGGAACTGGATGTCGCATGACCATGTGCCAAACAGGATATCGGTGCAGCTGATAGTGTCGCCGGCAAAGCCGCCGGAAGGCTTCGTGCCCGCAAAAGGCATCTGGATGGAGTGATAAGTGTTCGCGCTCCCCCAGAACACGATCGGGGTGCTCGCATTTTCCCCGACCGCGATGCCGGTGATGGCGTCGGTTTTCGTGTTGACCAGCACCCGGTCTGCGCCGCCGGTAGTGGCGACGGTAATCCGCTCCCGAATGATGTTCCCCGCGCCGATCGAGCTGGGCAGCGTCATGGTGCAGCCGGCCACCGTCGCGCAGACCACAAACCCCGATGAGGGCGAACACGCCGCGCCGCAGGCGACCGGAGCGCCCGCGCCCTGTAGATTGATGGATGCCCGCAAGCTCGCATTGTTCGCGTTCTGCTGGTTGACGATCGCGGCGATCGCCGCGACATTGTTCGGGCCGAGGAGCGCTTGGGGAGCGGGAAATACGTTGATCTCCGGAAGACTGTTAAGCGTCGTCTCGACGGCGGCGGCGCCGGCGGCGAGCAGCACGCAGACCGCGACCAGCTTTAGTAGAGGTTTCATGTGGTTGACGTGCTGTACGGCGTGGTCGGCGTCGTCCCGCCTTCATAGACCACGTCGCACGCCCACGTCGTCGCACTGATATCGGTACACGTGATCGTGTCCCCGATGAAGCCGCCCGAGGGTTGCGAACCGGCGTACGGCATCTGTAGCGAATGGTACGTGCCGGCGTTGCCCGCAAATACGATCGGCGTGCTGCCGGTCCAGCCGATCGCCGTGCCGATGATCGTGTTTGACGTCGTCGTGAGCAGCACCTTTTCCGCCGCGCTGGTGGTGGTGGCCGTGATGCGCATCCGGATGATGTTACCAGTGGCGGCCGCGGTGGGCAGCGTTACGGTCGAGCCAGCACCCTGGTTGAGTAGGATGAGGCCGCTGGTGGGCGAGCAGCTCGCACCGCACGCCACTGGCGCGCTGACGCCCCCCAGGTTGATGGACGCCCGCAAACTGGCGTTATTGGCGTTCTGCTGGCTGACGATCGCGGCGATCGCCGCGACATTGTTCGGTCCGAGCACGGCCTGCGGCGCCGGAAACGTGTTGATTTCGGGCAGCATCGAGAGCGTATTCTCAATCGCAAACAGGGTGAGACCGGCTAGAGCAACCGCGACGGCAGCGATGGTAAAGAGCTTCTGTCTCATGATCTACCTCCGGATTCTAGCCTACGACGAGGTCGAGCCGATAGCCATGTCGAGCCACTTGAGCCAATTCGCTCGCCGGCTGTCGGGATAGCACGCGACGTACCGCTTGAGAGTACCGTCCGGGGCGTATTCGTCGTGCGTCTGGCCCTGCTGGATTGGATTCGCGGTCTTCTGGACCGCAGCGGCGGTGGCAGTCGGCTCGTAATAGCCGCCGCCCATATAACGGGTCGTATCGACCCACAACTCGCCGGGATTCGGCTGCGGTTGGCCGGGGATTTCGAACTCTGGAAAATCCGCGTCATCGAGCGTGGTCGGGACGGCGTCGACCGGGAGCGGAGCCGTTTTGAATTCCGCCGGCAGCAACGGCATGCCGACGCAGGGGACGCCCATCACGCCGGTGGCCGTGCGCTCGCTCATCGTGAGCAGCGGATCGGCGCCGTCAGCGACTATGGGGCCGTCAATGATTAAGCCGGTGGCGAGCGCGAGTTTGATCGCGGCGGCGACACGCGAGATGCCCTGCGGCATAGCCATGATTGCCTGCACGCGCGGATCCTGGGCCGCGATATACAGGTTCATGAAATTGAGCTGCAGGCGCGCCCGGTTGGGGTTCCCCTGCAGGTCGGTTTCGGAAGTAAGTGGATAAATCATCGGTCTCCTTTTTGGGTTATTGCACCGCGACCGTAAAGGTGATGGTGCTCGATCCGGACGGAACCACTATCGACGGTGGCACCGCCAAGCCCGGCGCGCCTGCGGTAACAGCAGCCGAAAATCCGCCGGCGCCCGCCGGCTGGGAAAGAGTGACTGTGCACGTGGTCACCTCCCCCGGCTCGATATCGTAAGTCCCGGCGGGATTGCCGTCGCTTGAGTCCCACGCGGGAACGACGCAAGTTACAGAAGAAACGACCGGTGGAACCGCGATCGATCCGATCGCCGGGTTGAGCACGGATGTGAGCGCCGTCCCAGCTACGCTTGCGGTCACGGGCGCGCTGATGGTGATCGTGGATCCGGCCGTCACCGTCGCGGAAACGATGGCGGCCACACCGTTGGCGATGGTGTTTTGATTGACTCCGGAGACGATGCACCGCTCGTCGCCGGCCGATACGACGTTGCATGCGATCGCCTTTGAGGCCGCGGTTGATACCGGGCCTGCCGTAACCGTCAACGCGGTGACGGTACTCGGGTAGAGGAGATCGAATTGCAGGCCAGCCGGAGGCATCCGGGACGTCGCGATCGAGATATTGAGCACCGCCGTGCCCGCCGTGGCCGTGACGCTATCGATCGAGTATGTCACCGTCGAAACCGGCAGACGATTGAAGTTGACGATGTACCCGCCGATCGTGACCACGATCTGCTGGACCTGGGCCATGGTCGATGCAAACAGCACGACGGTGAGAACTAACAGCTTTTTCATGGGATCTTGACCAGCGTCCAATCTTTGCGGATCCCCTGCTGCGCGTCGAACAGCGGCATTTTGAGCGAGCACACGGCGCGTCTGAGCGCGTTCTCGACCTGGTCCTTCTCCCGCGCGCCGGGGGTGGGGGCGTAGGGTTCGGGCCAGAGGTTTGCGATATCGTTCGAGCCGCCCAGCTCGAGCGAGATCAAATGGTCGATCTCGTAGAGCGCGGCGTCGCGTGGATCGATACCGTACTCGAAAAACACTTTCAGCTTTACGGATCGTGAGACGTTGCGGACTGTGGCGGAATAGCCGGCCGCGCAGAGCGTTCTGAGTGGGGCGTCCAACACGTCGCCAGGTGTAATTTTCAGATCGGGGAGCGCGGCGCCGTTTGCGGCGCGGCCGTAGTGCGCAGCCGGGAACTGCTGCGACGGAGCCTCGCCGCAAGAAAAGAGCAGCGACAAAAGCAAATAGAGCAGGCAGCGCATGGCGGTTTCAATTCGGGGCGGTTTGCTGATATGGCCCGCCTGGGCGCACAGTACGCCGCCCCGATTCTCCCCGAAAGGAGAAGTGTTAGGCGGCCGGGGCCTTGGTCTGCGACGGCGTCGACGCGCCGCCGGCGGCGGTGACCAGCACCGGCACCAGCGCCGCGATGGTCTGGGAGATGGCGGTTGCAAGAGCCGAGGCGATCACCGGCGTGAGTGAGGTGAACAGATTCGCGACGTTGGCAGTAATTGCCTCCGCGCTGACTGCCTCTCCGGCGGCGGCGGTGCCCACCGCGCCCTTGATGGCTTCGCTCGCCGAAGTGCCCGCCGGCGATACCGTCTGCTGACCCTCGGTCGTTCCGACCTGGCCGGCGAGCACAATGCCCGCATTGATGGCGTGGTCAATCGTGGCGGCGTTCGACGCGCGTCGCAACGAGAGGTCCTCCCAGGCGCGCTGCCGCGCCAACGTTTCGCGCCGGTTATCCAGCTCTTCGTCAAACAGCAGCTTGATGTTCTCCGCGCCGCCCAGCAGGCTGGGTTGATGGGTGACGTTCGGAGTGAGATTTACGTTCGGCTCCATGGATGCTCTCCTTGTCTCGGGGATGCTGGATCGGCGCACCGGCCGCCGGGCCGGCGCTAAATCGCTAGGGCTTGGCCGCGGCGAGCGAAGGCGGCGGAGTTGGATGCGGGCCCGAGTATTTGGCCTGCCACTCGATGCGAAAGAGCCGCTGACAGCGCGGGCAGCGGCCCTCGGTGGCCTGGGTATTGACCGTCTCGCCGCAGATACACTCCAGGCCGTACATCAGGCCGCGTGGGTACCCTCCCCGCCGCGCGCGAGACGAGCACGCTGCGCACCGCCTACACCGGGCGCGTCTAACACTTTGATGGCGAGGGCACTATCGCCCTCGACGATGTGGTCGGTCAGGAGGCGCATGTGACTAGTTGCCGGCGGCGCTAGCGCGCTTGGCGGCGGGGCTGCGGCGTTGCTGCGCCTCGGCGAGCAGCGCATACAGCGCCTTGTTCTCGCCCCAGAACCGGGCCACGCTCCCCATCGAGCGCATCTGCGTCCGAATGTTGAGCGGGATGCGCGCGGTGCTCGTGCGCAGGCCTTCAAGCGTCACGCATAGATCGCGCGCCATATCGATCGCGCGCAGGAACTCCCCGGCGGCCGGGAGTGGAACGGACTTGCGGGTCTTGGGAGGTGCCATGCGGACTACTCTATACCCGCGCGAGACACGGCGTCAATATGGCAGATATGCCCAGCCGATGCTAAGCGGCATCCCGTCGCGCCGCTTGGCGGCCACGTCGCGCTCTAACGCCTCCCAACCCGCCCGGTCATCGGCAAAGGCAGCATAGCGGCCAGGACCGCGCAGGGCGCCCGCCTGGTGGGCGAACACTAAGCTGCCAGGGTTGTGCAGGCGCTGAGGGAGCGAGCCCGCCACGTAGAAGCCCTCCTGGCGTGCGATGCGATGGAGCACGATCGGCCGTGCGGTGCAGACAGCCGGCGGCGTCTCCGGGCCCATCCCAGCTCCCACCAGTAAGATCAGCCAGGCCGCGGCTCTCAAACACCCTCCGGGGGCGCGTGACGTATAGCCGCGCGCTTGAGTTCGCGGCGGCTGGCCTCTCGTTGCTGGTTGTGCCGATCGATCGCTCGCAGTAACCACCCGCCCAGCATAAGGCTCGCGAGCGCGGCGACGACGCAATCGAAGGTGCTCATAGCGCTCCTTTCAGTGCTACTGCTCGCCGGCTTTGCCGCGCCAAACGCTTCTCCCAGCCCGCCTCCCACCGCGCACGCTTCTCGGCCTCGCTTAAAAACCGCGGGCTCCTCGCCGTCGCCGGCGTTGGCGGATCCATGGCGTCGTAGGCCGCAAGAAGCCGCGCGCGGCTGCGACGCAGCACGGCGCAATGTTCGACCGCATTCTCAAAAGCGCGGAGACGCCCGATCCGGCGCGAGAACTGGTCCAAGTGGGAGCAGCACGCGCTCCCGATCGCAAGGAACTTGAAGACTTCCTCGAATAATCCGGGCGCGGCAATCACGCAGGTGGTAATGGCGTTCGCCCCGAACGGCACTCCTCGACGCAGATGCCGGAACTCGATCTGGAACGTACGATTGAAAACTTCGAGACGGATCATGCGGTAATCTCCTTCTGTTAAACAGGGAATTACGATCTTCAACGCCCAAACCTCTTTGTGGCAGCGGTAAAGTGGCATCGGCGTCGAAGCGCCAGTATCAAGCGGATGTCTCATTGTTTTCCTTTGTTTCCTGTAGTAGCAGCGGTCGTGCGGCGTCTTTGCGTGCCGCGCGCGTTTCGTAGTGGTGGTTCTTGTCGAGCGCCAAATGGCACCACTGACAAAGCGCCCGTAGGTTCTCGTGGCGGTCGTCGCCCGGCGTGTGGTTGAGGTGCGCGACGGTGAGAACCACGCGGATCCGACGAAGCCTACTTGTCGGAAGGCACCCCGTTGAGCGGCGCCGGCCTTTTTCATCGTGCCAGAAGCCCACACCCTTGTCCCACCAGCCGGCTGCTCGGGTGACAAGCGCATGGTTTGGGACGCGGCAAAATTCGCACCGGTTCTCGGCCCGCTTGAGAATGCGTGGCCGCACGACCTTGCGCCAGGCGCGGCCGTAGAAGCGCCGGTATTCACGCCGGATCGGCATAACCACCTCCTCCCAGAACGTGTGCGCGAGGAACACCGTGTATGCGCCATCTGTGATGACCGTGCTGTAGATCACCGTCGTCGCGCAAGATGAATTCGAACAGCCGTCCATTTGACTCAAAATACACCAGCTCGACGGTTCTAAATCGGAAGACGCCCCGGCGTTGGTCGGCTGGAGGATCGTCGCGGCGGAGCTCGACCTTCTCGCCGGGGACCAGATCCCAGTGTTTGAGTATCATCTCGCCGCCCTCAGTTCGCTAGTCATCGCTCGCAACTCGCGCGCGAGCTCCGTTTCATGCCGGCCGTGCTTCCCGATTTCTTCGATGCGCAGCCGTAGAACTTCCAGGTGCCGATCGGCCAGTGGGTCCCGGCCGAGCGCGAAGATGCCCCCCACCATCCGCTGGATCGGATGAGCGGCCTCGCGCTTCCATTGTTCGATGTCGCGGATGGCCTCGCTCTCCTCCCCGCGTTCGTTCTCGGCTGCGATGGCCTGGTATAAATCCGCGGGCTTCGGGCACTCGCGGTTGCTGGCGATCCATTCGTCGACGACCCACACGGCGATCGCCGCAGTTTTGGCGGTCCGCAGCGCGTTGACTAGGTCCAGTTGCGCCTCCTCTGTGGGCGGGAAAAAATTCATTGCGACGAGTCTGCGGATTAATTGCTCGATGATCTCCTTGGCTTGAATCATCACGAACCTGCTCCCTTGGTCTGGAACGCGCGATCGATCACCCCCTCTATCTGCCGTAGGCGCTTTGAAGTTTTTCGTTCGAGGTTCCGGTTATAGCGGCCATTCTGTGAGCCCCCCTGCGCGAGCGGGGGGGTAGGGGGGGAAGATCTCTGTTCTTCTCTCTGTATCAATAGGGATGCCGGAGACGGTACAGTCGCCGGTTCCGACGCCGGTACGATCGATGACCGTACAGGGGTAGACTGTACAGTCGCATCGATGAGCGCGCTGAGCACCACTGGAACGTTAACTGGCCGACGTTCCGACGGAAAACGTTTTTTAAGTAGACCAAAGTCGCCACGTATGGTATCCTCGATTCGTTGTGACGCTTCCCGAGCCCGCCAGATCGCGTCCCGAGCAAGCTGCCGCCGGTACGACTGCAGCCCATCCCACAACTCAAAGAACTGAGCGGCGCGCTCCTTCGGCCACGATTGAACCGTCGAGATTTCAGTTTTCGAGAGGTAGACTGTACAGTCTATCTTGCGCCTTTTCTTCGCCTCTATAATTTGAGTCATATTCCCGTCGCCGGCGAGCCATAATCGCTGCTTCTCATCGCGACGCCAAGCGCCGTAGCGTTCACCCTCAGCCCAAGCGCGACCCACCAGCGCACGTTGCATGGGGATTTCTCGGGCGGCGTCGGCGAGCGTCGCGGGCCGCCCCTGCCGCATGGCATAAGCCGAGCGCACGCCCTGCACCACGGTATGCCCGCACATCCAGCTCCACAACCGAGCAAGCGGCGATTCGGCAACCGCGCCCTGCCACTCATGCTGGAACGGCGGAATGGGATCGAGCCCCCGTTTCGAGCCGAGCTCGCGGGCGAAGCGCTGCAATTCGCTCTCGCGGTTGGTTCCTTGCGCGGGCTTCCGGGCGGGCATCGGGGCGCTCACAGCGCGCGCCTCGGTAGACAGAATCGGATCATGAAATCTTTTCTCCTTTGGATTTTTCGGGCGTGGGTTGCCGGGCACCGACCGCGTGGGCTATACTGCGGGGGACTATTGGCTGGGCCCGTCACGCGCTTAGGACGCTGGCGGGCCTCTCTCATTTTTGGGCCTCATTGGCTTACGGGAAACAAGTCTACCTCATCCGCCAGGCGAAAAAAAACCGGCTCTCGATTCGAACCAGATCCTTCTCTTTTCGGCTATTATGGGCCAATTGGAGGTGGGTATTGCACTTGGTCCCTCCGCTGCCCGCCGAACGAGTCCTCTCGCGGCCATATTCCGCCCCGGTATGTCGCGCCCTGGTCCACATCCGTTCGGCGAAGCTCGATGCGGAACGCGATCTCGATCCGGCCCAAATCCGCGAGCTCAGCGGGGCGCTGCAGATCCTGTGGCTGGCCGCGCTGCTTGAAATGCAACTCTCCCAGTGGGAAGAACGCTCGCTCGCACGAGCCGATTAGCTCGCACCAGCCGACTAGGTCATGTGACGCTTGCAGAGCGGAATTCGCTCGTCGAAACTCACCTTCCCTTGGTTCGGCCAATCGCGCGCCGCGTCAAAAAACATCTCCCGCCTTCGTTCGAACTCCAAGACCTCATCGCCGAGGGCAGCATGGGCCTGCTCAACGCGGCAACACGCTATAACCCCGCCGACCACGATGGCACGCCGTTTGCAGCGTTTGCGCGGCCTCACATTCACGGCGCGATTGTCGACAGCGCGCGCCGGCGGGCGTGGCTCGACAACACCGCGTATCCCCTTGACGATGCCCCCGAGCAGGCGCACCAACGGATCCTGCCGTTTCTCCTGCGGAGTAAAGAGCTGGCCATGCATCGGCGGCCTGGCCCCGGACGCGCGGAGTCCCCGTTTCCGCGCAAACGGATACCCCGCGCCCTCTATTTAGCGCTTCGTCGCCTTACGTCGCGGCAGCGGGCCATCCTGGGTGCGGTCTATAACGACGGCGCGTCGTTTGCGCAGATGGGCCAGTTGCTGCACTGCGCGCCCCGCGAAGCCCAGCAAGAACACGCCCGGGCGATCGCAATTCTCCACGCCGCCCTGCTCCCAAATGTGAGTATTATGCCCTCAACCTTAGTTTTTCTTTCGGAGCGCGCCGCGTGACGGCAGAAGAGCGCGACCAGCGCATTCTGAGTCTGGGGCCGGCGGTGCTGGGAATCGCCAGACACCGGCTCCGGGCTCTGCCCGCTTGCGCGTCGCTCGACGACTTAATCGCGGCCGGGTGGCTGGGCGCGATTGACTGTGTCGATTCCTTCGATCCCCGGCGCGGGGCGGGGCTACGGACCTACGCGAAGTGGAAGATCAACTGGGCTATTGGGGATTACCTGCGTGAGATTGACCCGCTCTCGCGCTGGCATCGCGCAGGGGTCAGAAACGGTGAACAGCTAAAGGTCCCTGCCGCCAGAGCGCTGGGTGACTTGACCACAGAACCTGCGGACCAACGCGCCGGGGAAGATTTCGCGGCAATCGATCGCAGGCTTACTCTGGTCGCTCTAAAACGCCAGGCTGCGTTATCTCCGCGTTATTCCGAGATCCTGGAGCGGCATTGCGCCGGGGAGCGGCTGGTGGCGATCGGACGCAGCCTAGGGATCGGAGTAAGCCGCTGTTCGCAGATTTACAAGCGCGCGTTGACCAAGCTGCGCGCGGCGGCCTGACGACTAAAGAAGCGTGCCCCCTGCAGCGGCCCGCAAAGTCACGCCCGAGCTCGCCCGCATCGTCGACGAGCTGGGCCAATTGGAGAAAGAATATGCGCTCGCGATCGCGCCGTTCGAAATGAAGCTACCGCGCATCAAGGCTCTAAAAGAAGCTCTGCAGCGGGCCTGCCCCGCTACCCCCGAAAAGGAATGGGTGCTCGAAGGCTCCCACTTCGGCGCCCGGCTGGGCCCCTGCGCCATGGTGAAAACGATCGACGTCGCCAGACTGGCTGAGCGCATCGGACTCCCAGCGCTGATCAAGTTTGTTGCCCGGACCTTTGCCAAGTACCAGAGCTGCGGCGTCTCCGCGCTCACAGCCAAAGACGCCGCAGACGTCGTGCGCGAGGCCCAGACCGGCCCCCGCCGGTTGAGTAGCTACGAAAAGGGGATCGCTGCGTGATCGACGATCTATTTGAGTCCTGTGCGCCATCGGATGCCTGCGCCGGGGTATTCGCGCAAACATTGGGAACATCGTGCAGGCGTGCACGGAGAAAGCCGAGGCGCCGTGCCAAGCGATAACGTCGTTGAGATGCATGATCGGAGCGTCCACGTGCGGCTGGCGCTGCTTGAGAGGATCGCGACGGACATGGGTAGGATCCTGGAAGACCACGAATCCCGGATGCGCTGGGGCGAACGCCTGTTAATGTATGGCGCCGGTACGCTCGGCGTGGGCGGCTTTTTGCTGAACCTGTTCACCAGCCTGAAGCACTGACCTGGCGACTAGAAAAGCGACGGCACAACCGGAAACATTCGCTCGAATGGGACCGACAGTTGCCATGCGTGTGCCTGGTTTCCTTCCTTTTCCCAGGCACGCGCATCCCAAAAGACTATGGAATGGTACGCGCTGTGGGTGCTCTCGAACGCGGAATTTCTGGTGGCCGACGCGCTGCGCGCGAAAGGCATCGCGGTATTTCTTCCAACGTGGACGGACGTGACCCAGTGGAGCGATCGCAGGAAGGAAGTCCAACGTCCTTTGTTCCGCGGCTACCTATTTGCGCGCTGCGAGCCCCGCGCGTTTCGGGCGATTCTAGATATCGCCGGCATGATTGACATTCTGCCCAGCAGCATGCACCCCCTGTCCCTCGACAAAGCGGAGATCGACAACGTCCGCCACGCGCTTAATTCCGGACTCAAGGCGCTGCCTTGCGAATACCTCACCGGTGACCCGGTGCTGATCGACCGGGGTCCGCTCGCCGGCGTAAAAGGCATCGTGCAGCGCACCAAGAACGGCACGCGCGTAGTGGTCAAAATCGAGATGCTGCAGCGCGCGGTGAGTGTCGAAGTAGACTCGCGCGATGTGGTCGCAGAAAAGAAGGCCGCATGAGCCGCAAGCTGGTCATTCACGATTCGACGCAGGGCGGCCCGGCCCGGGTCACGAGCCGTGGCCGCATCAGCCGCGACAAGCGGTCTGTTTACCATCGCAGCTTTGCCCTCCCTCATGAGGTGCTGCGGTTCGGATCTGCGGCCGAGGCGGGCGATTATGTCAGCCAGCAGATACTAGCCCGTGAGGAATTCGACTCCCAGCACGGCCCGGTTAAGATCCTGTGGAAAGATGGAAAACCGGTTCGATGACCGCTCCGGAAATCTACGCGCTCGCCCGCGCGGCGGGTTTTCCGCCAATCGTCGCGGTGACCATGACGGCAATCGCGCTGCGCGAATCGGGAGGCATTCCGACGGCATTTAATGGCAACGCCGCCACCGGCGATCGAAGCTATGGCCTCTGGCAGATCAACATGCGGGACCCCGCCGTGGCGGCGCTGCTGCAGAAAGAGAAACTGCTTGTCGTCGATCCCACTGCATCAGGCGACGAGGAAAATCAACTGTTCCACCCGGCGACGAACGCCCGCGCCGCGTTTCTGCTCTGGAATGGAAACAATCACAATCTCAACGTCGCGTGGTATATCGATCGCGACGAATATCAGAGGCGCTACGAAGCGCACCTTCCCGTAGCCCAGGCTGCGGCGCTGGCCCTGGAGACCCAGACCCCATGAAATTCTTGTCGTTTCTAAAATCGCCGACATTCTGGAAGACCGTGGCGCACATCGCAATCATCGGCGGCGGCTCCTATGTGTCGTTTCTGTCAGGGACGCCGCTGCCGCTAGTGATCTCAAGCGGCGTGAACGCTCTGTTGCCCAGCCCGATGCCGTCGCAGTCGCCAGTAACAACGCCCTAGTGAGCCGGAAAGACACCGCAAAACGCGAGCGTAAACGATTTGAAGAAGTCCTCGAAGCCCAGTCCGACACGGCCCGGTGCCAGCGCATTACCGCCCACGCTAAGTATCGAATGGTGGCCGATCGCGCGGCCGCAGCCCTATCCGCACAATGCGCGAAAACTGAGCGCACGCGCGATCGAGACCCTGGCGAAATCACTTAAGGAATTCGGCTGGCGCCAGCCCATCGTCGTCGACAAAAAGGACGTGATCGTGGCGGGCCACACGCGACTGCTCGCCGCGCAGGCCTGCCAGATGCAAACCGTGCCGGTACACGTCGCGCGTGAATTGACCGCCCCGCAGATCCGCGCGTACCGGATCATGGACAACCGCTCGGCGGATGAGACCGAGTGGGACATGCCCACGCTCGAGGCGGAGCTCGCCGAATTGCATTCGCTCGAGGTGGACCTTTCGATCACGGGGTTCACGCAAAACGAAATCGACCGCGCGCTGCGCCACCAGGGAGCGAACGAGGACCTGGTGCCTGCGATCCCGACGACGCCCACGAGTAAGTTGGGCGATCTGTGGATCCTGGGACCGCACCGCATCATCTGCGGGGATTCCACTGACCGCAAGACCGTGACCGCGCTGCTGGGCGACCGCAAACCACGCCTGCTGGTGACCGATCCGCCGTATGGCATCTTGCTCGATTCGGAATGGCGCGACCGAGCGGGCCTGAATGGCTGCGGCCCTGCCGAGTCGAGCTACATGAAGAAGCGGACGAAAGGGCACACCAACACCGCGATCTCGGGGGACACCCGAGCGGACTGGTCGGAGGCCTTTTCCCTGGTCCCGAGCCTCGAAATCGCTTACGTGTGGCACGCCTCAAAGTTTACGCGCGAAGTGCTGGACGGCCTCCTACGTATTGGCTTTCTGCACCACCAGCAGATTATCTGGAACAAGGGCGTCGCGGTCATGACCCGGACGCATTACTGGTTTCAGCATGAGCCGTGCTGGTTCGTCCTGAAGCACGAACCCTGCTGGTATGTCCGCAAAAAGAACGCCCCCTGGTTCGGCCAGGCCGGCAAAAACTCGACGATCTGGGAATCGCCGTCGCCCAAGATGATCATGGGCGGCTCAACTGAGATCAAGTACGACCATCCGACGCAGAAGCCGGCGATCCTGATGCAGCGTCCCATCCAAAATCACCTGCAGCGCGGCGAGCTGGTATATGACGGATTTCTGGGGAGCGGCACGACGCTGATCGCCGCAGAAATGAGCGAGCGCGTCTGCCTGGGTTGCGAATTGGCACCCGAGTACGTGGACGTGATCATTCTGCGGTGGCAGACGTTCGCCGGCCTCGAGGCGACGCTCGACGGCGACGGCCGCACCTTCGCGCAGGTGGCCACTGCCCGCTCAAAAAAGCATGCCAAGAACGCAGGCTGAGGCTAACGCGCGGGCGTTCCTGGCGGCCTACCGGCTGTCGGGCGACGTCACCGCGGCGGCCGAAGCGGCCAAGATCACACGCGGCGCGCACTATCACTGGCTGAAAACGTCGGAGAGCTATCGAGGCGCCTTCGAGCGCGCTCGCATCGTGGTCGCCGATTCCATCGAGGCGGCTGCGATCAAGCGCGCGCGGGAGGGCGTGCTGGAACCGGTATTCTACCAGGGCATCAAATGCGGGGCGGTGCGACGGTATCCCGAGGGCACCGCAATGTTCTTGCTGCGTGGCCTGAAGCCGGAGGTCTACGGTGCGAAAACCGAGCTGACCGGCGCCGGTGGCACTCCGCTGTCGATCGAGGTGAGATTCGTTGACCCCCAGCCCCGCGATAACGATTGACGCCGCGTTCCCTCGGGCGTTTGACTTTCTACTGACCGCGGCCGCGCGCAATAAGGGCGTTTTTAGCGGACGTGGCGCTGGCAAATCGTGGTCATTCGCGACGGCGCTGCTATTACTGGCAGCCCGCGCCGGCCGCAAGCGCGTGGTCTGCGCGCGCGAGACCCAGCGCTCGATCGAGGACAGCGTGCATGCGCTGCTGGCCGATCGCATTCGGGATCTCCAGCTCGGCAACTTCTATACGGTCCAGCGCAAGACGATCGAAGGCGCGAACGGGTCGGAGTTTCTGTTTCACGGTCTGCGCCACGATCCGGCGGCGATCAAGAGCCTCGAAGGCGCGGATTACTGCTGGATCGAGGAAGCGCAGTCGGTGGGCCCCGAGAGCTGGGAAATGGTCATTCCGACCATCCGGAAGCCCGGGTCCGAGATCTGGGCGAGCTGGAACCCGCGGCTCGAAACCGACGCGGTCCATCAGCGTTATGTGATCCATCCGGCGCCCGACACGATCTGCCGCAAGGTGAGCTGGCGCGACAATTTCTGGTTCCCCGAGGAACTCCGGATCGAGAAGGACCATCTCAAGGAAATCGATCCCCAGGCGTATCAGCACGTTTGGGAAGGCGAGTGCAAGGGCGCGGTCGAAGGCGCGGTGTATGGCGCCGAGATCGAGGCCGCCACGGCCGAAGGTAGAATCACGGTGGTGAGCGTCGACAGGACGCGGCCGGTGGATACGTTCTGGGACATTGGTTTCGGCGATTCGACCGCCATCTGGTTTGCGCAATCGCTGCCAACCGGCCAGATCCGGCTGGTCGACTATCTGGAAAACCACGGCAAGACGCTCGAATGGTACGTGATCCAGCTCCAACAGCGTGGATACATGTACGGCGAGGACTGGCTGCCCCACGACGGGGTCGACGCGATCATTCACGCGCGCTTCAGCGCCGACAAGACGAAATCGCCCGAGCAGCTGCTGCGCGCCGCCGGGCGCAAGGTGCGGATCGCGCCCAAGCTGCACGTGCACAGCGGGATCAACGCCGTGCGGACGATTCTTTCGAACTGCTGGTTCGACGAAACGAAATGCGCCGACGGTTTGCAGATGCTGCGCCACTATCAGTGGGGCGCCCCGGGCCCGACCGGACTGGTGAAAACCCAACCGCTGCACGATTTCGCCTCGCACGGCGCCGACGCCATGCGAACCCTCGCGATTTGCATCAAAACGCCCTTCGCGCCGGCGCAGCGCCGCAATGAACGCCCGCCGCCGGCGTTGAGCCCCTGGAGTTAAAACTTATGCCATCTGGAGACGTACTGTTGATCGCCGCGCTCGCCGCGATGGGCTTCTATGGCGCTGCGAAAATCGGACACCTTGCCAAAAAAACCTTGCACGAAAGCGTCTGCCTGGCGAAGACCGCGCATCGCTGCCCCCCGAAGGCACCGGCGAAATAAGATGCCCTGGACGCGCAAGCAAGTTAAATTATTTTTCTCCAAGGGCTCGCCGCTCAATAGCCAGCAGCAAGCGAAGTTCGAAGCTGAGCTTCACGCGAACCCTGGCATGGGCCACGCGCGCAAAGGCAGCAAGGCGCTCTCCCGCGCCGCCGCTGACCGCATCAGGAAAAAAGTCAATGGCGTTTCCGCTTAGCGCGCCGGCCCGCAACGCGATCGCATACGCGGAAACCAACGTGCCGCAATCGCCGTGGACGCAGCCGCCCGCGAAAGGACCGAGACCACCCAAAATGGCAAAACTCAACGCCGCCGCGCGGAACAAGATCCCGAGCTCGAAATTCGGCCTACCCAAGCAGCGCAAGTATCCCATGGAAGACCGCAAGCACGAAATCGCCGCCAAAGGCCGCGCGACGCAGATGGTGAAAAAAGGCAAGCTCTCCCCCGCGAGCGCCGCCCGAATCCGCGCCAAGGCAAACGCCCTGTTAGGAAAATGAGCCAAGACCCCGCATTCCTGATCAACCACGAGCTCAAGCGCCGCGGCCTGGCCTCGCTCGCAGAGGCCGGCGCACTGATCACGCAGCTCGCTTTTTTCGTGCGCGACCATGCGCACTTCCGTGCGCTAATCAACGCCTGCGAGCCCGAAGAACGCCGGCACATGTACGACGCGATGGAGCCATATCTGAGCTTCCGGCCGAAGCCGCTCGCGGACTTATTGATCGAGCTGGCGCAGGACGCCGAGCACCGGCAACTCCCGACCATCACGCCTCAGGGCGGCCTAAAACCGTTCACTGTGCCGGAACTGAACAGCGATGACGCGCTGGCCACGCGCGCCGTGGCGGTCGAGCTCGCTAAGGAGCATTTGCACGTAGTGTGCGGGTTGTGCACCTTCGAAGACGTCTTCGACGGCATCACCAAAGCCGACGCCGTTCGCGCGCTGCGCAAAGCCGGCTGGCGAAGGGCAATGAAACACGGCGACCTGGCCCGACAGACCCTCGAATTGTGCCCCCGCTGCGTGCGCTCCCGCGCGCCCCGGATCCACGCCGCATAGGAAACGATGGATTACGATCCGAACAACACGCCCGCCGGCGAGGACGAGGAACTGCTGCGCGAAATCCGCGAGCGGTACACATACGCCTCGGCCGCGTTCCGCGAGATTTACGAAGAATCCCGGATTGATCGCCGCTACATCGGTGGCGACCCGTGGGATGACAAAGACCGCAAGGCGCGCAAGGACACCGGCCGGCCCTGCCTAAACCACGACGAGCTGAACCAGTACGTCAACACCGCGGTCAATAACCTGCGCCAGAACAAGCGCGGGATCAAAATCGACCCGGACGCCTACGGCGCCGACGCGAAAACCGCGGAGCTGAACCAGGACCTGGTCCGGACCATCGAATATCGATCGCAGGCGCAATCCGCCTATATCACCGCGTACCAGGCACAACTCGAAGGTTCGCTGGGATTCTTCCGCATCTCGCGCCGCTACAGCGAGGACGATCCCGAGAAGCTGACCCAAGAGAACTGGGATCACCAGGAGCTGGTCGTCCGCAACATTGCGAATCCGGAGTCGGTGCTGTTCGATCCGGATTGCAAAGAGGCCGATTGGTCGGACGCTGAGTACTGCTTCGTGCTGAGCCCGATCTCGCGCGAAGAATTCAAGCGGCGCTATCCGAAAGCGCGGATCAGGGATTTTTCGACCGAGCAGATGCGCGTGGCTCATGACTGGCTTCAGGACCGCATGGTTCTGACCGCCGAATACTGGCGCATCGAGACCGGCAAAGAGGAAACCTCGATCTTCGCGGGCGGCAAGCGTACCACGCGGGCGCGCCGCATCATGCAGTATGTGACCAACGGTATCGAGATTCTGAGCCGCACCCCGGAGCCGGGCAGCATTCTGCCCATCGTGCCGGTTATCGGCAAAGAGGAATACGTCGACGAGGGCGCCGGGCCCCAGCGCCGCATTAAGAGCTTGGTTCGCCTGGCGCGCGACCCGCAGATGTCTCTCGCCTACCTGGTCAGCCAGGAAGCGGAAGAGGCCGGGCTGACGCCGAAGGTACCGTACAAAGGCTATGTCGGGCAGTTCGAGACCGACTCGGACGCGTGGAGCAAGATCCACAGGGTCCCGCGCGCCTACATTCAGGCCGATCCGATCGTCGACGGCGCAACGGGCGCGGTGCTGCCGCTGCCGGTGCGGGAGCAGTTCACGCCCAATTTCCAGCAGTACGAAATCGCGAAAGACAGCGCTCGGCGCGCAATCCAGGCCGCCATGGGCATCAGCTCGCTGCCGACGGCGGCGCAGCGCGATAACCAGAAATCGGGCGTCGCGATCGAACGGATTCAAAGCGCGCAGGACGTCGGATCGTTCCACTTCCTGGATAATTTCGACCGCGCGTTGATGCTCGCGGGCCGGATCATCGAGGAGCGCAAAGAGGTAGTTTACGGCCAGCCCGACCGCGAGATGATGCTGCGGCGCGCCGACGAGTCGCACCGCAAGGTCCGGCTCAACACCGAGGAACCGTACCTCGACGCCGAATCGAATGAAATGGTGCACTACCCGATCGACAAGGGCACCCACACGGTCACCATTTCCGTGGGACCTTGGCATGAATCGCAGAAAGCCGAACAAGGCGCGTTTGTTGACACGCTGATCGGGAACCTGAAAAACCTTCCGATCACTCCGCCGGCCGCCGCCAAGATCCTGGCGATCGCGATTCGCATGAAAGAGCTGGGGCCGCTCGGCGACCAGTTGGCCGACATCATCAGCCCGCCCGAGCCCCCAGGCGGCGAGCAGATTCCGCCGCAAGCGCAGCAGGCGATCGCGCAGGCCCAGCAGATGATGCAGGGCATGCAGGCCGAGATGCAGAAGCTCCAGCTCGAAAAGGCTGGACACGTGATCCAAGGCCAGTTCGACGTTCAGATCGAAAAAATGAAGCTGGAAAACGCCCTAGCGGTCGCGGAAATATCGACCAAGGCGCAGCAATTGAGCGAGCGCGTGCAGTTGCTGAGCGACATGATGAGCCAGTTTCACGATCAGGCGCACGACGCCGCGCTCCAAGCGCAGCAGCAGGCTCACGAGCGCGACCAGGCCACAGCAGCGGCCCAGCAGCAACAGCAGGCCGAGCCACAGCCTGCCCTGGTTCCATAATTCGCCCGCGCGGGCGTAAAGCGCGCACACAAAAACATGGAAATCCAAACGGCAGCACCGGCCGCCCCGCCAGCGGCACCGCAGAGTTACGAAATTCCCTCCGATCCAGTCCACAACCTGGAATGGAGAAAGACCGGTGAAATCCCGGCCCCCAAGCCGAAAGCGGACCCGACACCCGCCAAACCAGCCAGCGTGGACAAAACCACGGAACCTTCTCCCGCCTCGGCAACGGGCCCCAAGCAGGAAAAGAAATCGGAAGCAGCCGGGCGGCTCGAAGAGCTGCTCGCGGACCTGAAAACGGCCGGGCTCACCCCGGCCGAGCTGAAGTCGTTCAAGCGCGAAGCGAAAGCCGCGGAGGCCACCGCGCCTGCGAAACCCCCGGAGACAACCGCAAATCCGCAGGAAGGGGCGGCCCCCGTAAAGCCAGTCCAGAAGGACTTCGACACCTGGGAGAAGTACGAGGAAGCCAAAGACAAGTGGGTCGAGGACCTCACAAAATTCCGGGCCACCGAAGCGGTGCAGGCAGACCGCCAGGCACGGGCGGAGGCCGATAGCGAACGCGCATTAGCCGCCAAGGTGGCGGAAGCCAAGGCCCGCTATGGCGAAACGACCGAGGCGACCATTCAGGCCGCGACTAGCAAGCTCGTGAACGACGACAAAGTGAACGGCGTGGTCAAGGCGATGCTCAACGATTCGCCGGTCCTGGTCGACGTCATGTACGTGCTCGGCTCAAAAGCCGAGGACCTCGAGGCGTTCATCAATCTGGCGAAAACGGATCCCGGCAAGGCGATCCGCAAGCTCGCGCTGATCGAGCGCGAGGTCGAAATCGAGCTGGCAAAACCCGCGAAAGCGGCCGAGCCGGGCGAGGTGGCCACCACCGCCGAGCGCGGCGAGGACGGCAAATTCCTTCCGAAAACTCCTGCTAAACCGAAACCCGCGGCGCCGCCGCCGCCCGAGGAGCTGAGCACACGCGGCTCGGCGCCCACGGACGCGATCGAGGCGGCCGTCCGCACTAACGACTTCTCGGCGTTCAAAGCCGAAGAGGATCGGCGTGATTTATCCCGGCGCAGAGGAGCGTCGTAAAAAACTGAATGGCAAACCAATTCCTGAACACCAACTGGGTGTCCATGAAAATCCTCCGGCTGTTAATCAACATGCTGGAGGTCACCGAGTACTTCAACCGCGACTGGGAGCGCGACTTCAACAAAGAGTTCGCGCCCGGCTCGCAGATCAGCGTGAAGTTTCCGCAGCGCTTCACGGTGACCGACGGCATGGGTTACGCCCCGCAAGGCATCAACCGGCTGTCGACTCCCGTGAACTTGGACCAATGGCTACAGATCGCGTTCGAGTGGGACGACTACGAAGCGGCTGTGAACCTGGAACGCTCGGAGGCTGAACTGACCGAGAACTATTTCCAGCCCGCGGCGGAAGCCATGGCGCAGGAATGGGATTCCCGGTGCGCCAAATTCGCCTACCAGAACGCATCGAACGTGGTGGGCGCGCTCGGGACCGACCCGGCCGGAGTTGCCACCTATTACCAGGCCCGCCAGCGCCTGATGGAAAAGGCATGCCCACCCGGCGGCCGCTGCATGCTGATCAGCTCGTCCATGATGGCGACGCTCGGTTCGAACATTACCGCGATCTTCCACCCGTCGGACGAACTGACCCGGATGTTCAAGAAGGGCTCCCTCGGCAATCTCGCCGGGTTCGAATTCTTCGAGTCGAATTCGCTGTACTCGCAGACCGCCGGAACCTGGGCCAGCACGGTCACCGTCACCGGCGCCAACCAGAGCGGCAGCTCGCTGAACATCACCGGCACGACCGGCGACACGATCAAAGCCGGGGACAAATTCTCGATTGCGGCCGTCAACGCGGTGAACCCCATGACGCGCCGCATTGCGGGCAAAGCCACCCTCCAGCAGTTCACGGTGACGCAGGATTATACGCTCACCGCCGGCCCGGACACGATCAACATCCTGCCAGCGATCTACGGGCCGGGCTCGCAGTATCAGAACGTCGACGCGCTGCCGCTCAACGCGGCGGGGTTGACCTTGTGGCCCGGAACCACCTCGCCCAACGGCAAGGTGGGGACGGTGGGCCTGGCACTCTCGAAATTCGCGTTCGCCTTCGTCGGCGCGAAGCTGTTCGTGCCCCAGGCCGTCGAAAAGTCCGGTTTCGCTTTCGACTCGCGCACCCAGATCGGCGTGCGGAAAGTGAAAGCCTGGGATCCCGTGCGCTCCATGCAGATCAACCGCATGGATTCGCTCGGCGGATTCGGCAACCTGTATCAAGACAACGGCGCGTGCTGCGTCGCCGGGGCCTAAACTACCAAGTGTGCGAGTCGGGTCCCCTTCGGGGGGCCTGACTCCGCTCGCACAAGGAAAAAACACCATGACTTTCATCAAACGAATAACCCTCATCGGCGCGGCCTTGGCCGTCAGCCTTCCCGCTTTCGGCCAAACGCTTCCGACCATCACTACGCTGTCGGCGGCCATCACCACCTCCGGCCAGCGTCTCATCGTGCTCACGAGCGCGACCGGCGTATCCGCGCCCACCTCGAACCAGCAGCCCACCACGGACCTGTGGATCGACAAGGAATTGATGGCGGTCGAGGCCGTATCCGGTACCACCATCACCGTGCGCCGGGGGGCGAGTGGGACGCGCTCGGCGGCGCATCTTTCCGGCGCGCAGGTCTTCATCGGACCCCCGCAGCAGTTCGGATCGAATCCGAACCCAGCCGGAGATCCTTCCGGCACCTGCACGCGCGGCGCGTCGAGCGCCACATCGGTAAACCCGCAGATCTACCTGCCGTATTTCAACGCGGCGACCGGTAACATCTCGGATTGCCTGGGCGGCCAGTGGGTCAACGGGGTGCGGACTCCGCTCACGGGCTACCGGCTGTCCTATCCCGACCCTGGGGACGTCGCCTACACCTCGATCAATACCAGCGGAACCACGGTCGGAGCGACCACGGTCTATTGCACCGAGGTGAACCTTCCATACAACAAACTGATCACTGGCCTTGCGTTCCTCAGTGGGACCACCGTCACCAATGACCATCGGTACTCGATCCTATACGACAGCGCGGGAAACGCGCTGGCTCACGGCGCGCTTACGGGCGTAGTGACCGCCACCGCGTCGATCTACCAGGCTTTCGCGTTCACCACGCCGTTCTACGCGATCGGGCCAGCGAGATACTTCGGGTGCTTCCAGGATTCGGTCGGATCAGACTCCGTCCGCATGACTATCACCGGCACGCACGACAACTTCCTGACCGCTGGCCAGACGGGCGCGACGTTCGGGACAGTTCCGGCTCTGACGGTGCCGACGAGCTTCACCACGGCGGTGGGGCCGTATCTGTACGTTTACTGAGCAAATTGGGGCCGGGCACGAAGCCGGCCCCGCTTCTTAAAGGATTTCATCCAATGAAAAACCGTTTCATCCAAATCTTCGCGCTCGCCTCCTTGCTGGTGGTGGCCGCCTACGCCGTCGAGACTACGCTGGCTCCGCTGCCTTCGAATACCTTCGCCGCGCCGGTGACCACAGTCACCCAGGCGCACGTCGACGCGCTCAACGCGGTGGTTTCCGCGCAGAACGCCAACAACACCAGCCTGCGGGCGTCATTGACCAGCATCCTCACAGGGGGCGCTACCCTTGTGAGCAACGTGCTCACGACTCCGACCCTGAACAATCCCGTGATCATCGGGCCCGCGCCGGTGGCGTGCGGCGCAAGCTGCTCGCCGACAGCGGGTCAACTCGTTCTCTTAAATCAGGGAGCCGGCTCAACCGTCACTATTCCAACTTCGGCGGGCACTGGCAACGTCATCCGGATGCGGATTAGCGTTATCACTGGCAGCGGAGGGGAGAAAGTCCTGCTCGCTACCACCAGTGACGCGATTATTGGTACCGCCAGCGGTTTCACTGGCAGCACCGCGAAGATTTTCGTGGGCAACGCCTCGACCTATCATTCGATCCAAATGCCCTACGCGGGCTCGCAGCCAAGCGGGGGCTTTGTCGGCGACACGATCACTTGCACTGACATCGCCGCCGGGACCTGGGCATGCGATGTGCAGTATCAGGCCGGCACCACGCCGACCACGCCCTACAGCGCCTCCACGACCTAGCGCGTGGAAATGTTGTAAACTTCGGACCGTATCCTCCGTCATGGCCGCGGCCTTCCATTTCCGCCGCGGCCTCTTTTTCCCACGAATCCATGCCCTTGAATGAGGCGAGCGCTCCGGCGTCCGGTCTAAACCCGAAACAGCAAGCCGACGCGCTGCGCGAAATTTACGGCCTACCGGAATTGCCCGTCCCGTGCAAGCGGGACGGAACACCAAACCTGCCAGCCATCCGCGAAATCGATGAACTGCGCGCGCGGCTCGCCGAGCAGTCAGAGGAATGAGGAAATCCAATGCCCCCAGTTAACGCCGCCACCTTCACCGATGCCGAAATCGAAAAGATGCGGCTTTTTGTGACTGAGCACGACAAGTCCAAAGGATCGAACAACACATTCGATCTGAACAATCCGCCCCGCGTGCCCTACGTCTATCAGGAATTCCCGCGCCTGGTCTACCACCACGGCGCGCGAAAGCACAAGCCGGTCCATTCAGCAGATGAGCACAAGGCCGCGCTCGCCGACGGCTTCCAGAATGAGCCTTTCCCGGCTGAGGCAGCCGTACCCGAGCTCGATCCGGCGGAACAGGCCGAAGTGGCCGCCTTGGATAAGAAGCTCGCAGAGAAGAAAAAGACCGCCAAGGCGCGATAAACTGTGACCTTCGTTTCCGACATCCTGACCGACGCGATGCAGGCGTGCAACGCCTATGGGACCGGGCAAACGCCCGATGCCGAGGACTCGCAGCTGGCCTTGCGCTGGGCGAATCGCCTGCTCGATTCGCTCTCCGCTGAGAAGCTGGGGATTCTCGGGATCGCCACGGTGACGATTCCGCTCGCCGGCGCAGCCGCAAGCTACCCCTTGGGCGCGCTTCCGCAAATGGTTACCGCCGCGAGCGCCGCAGCCGCAGCCGTTCTCACGGTGGCGGCGAGCGCGGGCTATTACGTGGGGATGCGGGTGGCGCTGAGCGGGATCACGCAGGCCGGGTGGAACGGATCTTACTTGGTGACCGCCATCCCTGGTGGAACGAGTATCACGATCGGCCTCAATTCGATAGGCCTCGCGGCGATAGTCGGTGGGGCGCCGCTGGTGACCCCGATGCGCTGTATGAAGATCAAGGCGGCCTCGGTCTCTGCCGCCAACACTGTCGACCAACCGGTTGCCGTCGTGCCGGCCGAGAAGTGGCGGGCGATTCCGGACAAAACGCGCACCGGCATCTACATCGAATCGCTGTTCTGGGATGCAGTATTCCCGGTCGGCGCGCTCAGCGTAACGCCGAAGCCGAGTGCGGGCAACCTGCTGCTCGAAATCTATGAGCAATATCCGGGCTTTGTGAATCTGACCGACGTGGTGGTGCTCCCGCCTGGCTTCGAACTGCCGCTGATCAATCTGCTGGCGCTTTATCTCTGTGTGCCATTTGGCAGGCCGGTTCCCCCGGCGCTTCCGAAGATGGCGGCCGACGCCAAGCAAACCATCCAGCGGCTGTACGCCGAAGTTATGGGCACCTCGCCGCCAGCCCAGCTCGCCCCGCCTGAAGAGGCGGCCGCGCAGCAGCCCGCGGCGCCGGCACAGGCCGTATGAGCGTCATCGCCTCGCTCGCCGGAGACGTCATCTATCAGGCGTACCGCCATGCGCGCCTGCTGAAGCGCCCGCAGGCGGGCGTCTCGACATCCGAAGGCCTGGACGGGCTGACGTTTCTGAACCAGATCGTCGACCAATGGGCCGCGCGTAAATGTTACGCCTGGGCGACGCCCTTTACGGAGTACACGCTGACCCCGAACCACCAGCCGCATCTGCTCGGCCCTGGACTGTTATCGCCCGATTTCGCGACGGCGCCGGCGGGCTCGCCGCGGCCGCCGAGGATCGAAAGCGCGGCGCTGATCCTGAACAACGTGACGCCGAACGTGGACGTGCCGCTGAACGTCCGGGATGCCGGATGGTGGGCCAACCAGCGCGTCAAGGCGCTCGCGACCAATGTCCCGACCGATGTGTACTACCAGCCGGATTTTCTCGGCGCATCGCCCGCCGGCGCGCTGTGGCTGTGGCCGGTCCCGACATTTGCCTATGGGATGCGCCTGCAAACTTGGGAGCAGCTCTTGCAGTTTGCCACGGTGGGGACGTCATTTGTGGCGCCGCCGTCGTATCTCGCGGCCGCTGCGCTGACGCTGGCCGAAGTGCTGGCCGATATGTGCCCCGATCCCTTGTACCGGCCGCCACCGGGCCTGCCAGCGCGCGCAGCACGGGCCCGCGCCATTCTCGGGATGAACAATAATTCGAGCCCGCGCATTGCCAGCGCCGACATCGGCATGCATCCCAGTGGTGGGGCACGGCGCGGGGACTTCAATTACTATTCCGGGCAATAACCTGGATCTTCTCGCCGGAAATGCCGCTATCGGCGATCGCTGAGAGCAGCGCCTGGCGTTCAAGTGTGGGCATGTTCTCGAGGCGGGCGACCCAACGGCGCTTTTTGCGCTTGATGCGCTCGCGCTCGCGGAAACCTTCGCCCAAGTACCGATAGTCATGGAGAGCGATGGGCGCCGGAAAGTTAAACCACAGCCACTCGGTCATGGGATACCCGCCTCGAGTCATCGACTGGTAGCAAATGTGATTCCAGCCGGCGAGCAGCTTTTTGTACATGGTCGACTCGTAGCCCGAGATCATGACCATACACGGCAGCGCGATCGCCACTCGCAGCAATCGGCGATGGTCGACGTCGGACATTTCGTGCTCATACAGCCGCCTGTCTGTACGGGTCTCAGCCAAATAGGGCGGATCGCAATAGACGAGCTCGCCTCCGGAGAATAGGTAACTTTTCAGAAACTCGATGCCGTCGCGGCACTGGAACCGAAAGCTGCTCGCCTCGCCGTTTTTGGTGTAGGGCGCGTCCATCGCCGCAATTGCCGAAGCCGCCAGGTCCGTACCGATGTTCAGCCGCGCCGGCCGCTTCAGCCGCATGACCGCGCCGCCGCCCAAGAACGGCTCGATATAGATGTCGTGGGGCGGCATCAGCGAGATGATCCGCTGGTAAACGCCAGCGCCGTTTTTCCCTCCGGGATAACTCATCCTGGCCAGCATCGCCGATTCCGGCGCGGAAGTCAAGGAGATCAGAAACGTGAAACGATTCGCCATCTGCCTTATCATGTTGCTCGCCGTGGCCCGCGCGGCCCGCGCGGGGAGTCCGACAACCATCACGATCACCTGCGCGACAGCGACCGTCGCGGTCGTCTCAGTCGACACCGACGCGAGCTCGATCCAGATCACCGCGCCATCGACAAACACCGGGACCACGCGGATCGGCGATGCGACCACCAGCTCAACCGTTGGCGAGTTGCTAGGCGCGGGCGCCGGCCAGTATTTCCCGCCGCGCTGGCAGGGCAGCTATAACCTGAAGAATTTCTTTGTGTATTGCACAACCGGAGACAAGATCACCGTGATCTGGGTGGATAACCAGTGAGGCGCTGGTTTGGGACGGCACTGTTACTGCTCGCGCTAGCCGCGATCGCAGTGACCGTCCATCTTCCGCTCACGGCACAATACGTGCCGCCGTATTCGCTGGGGACGGCGGGCCTGGGAACGGGCGTCGCGACGGCGCTGGCTCTGAATGTCGGGAGTCCCGGCGCGCCGCTGGTGAACGGAGGCGCCCTGGGAATCCCTTCTAGCGGCACCCTCACCTATGCAACGGGCTTGCCGATTGCGACTGGCGTGGCCGGCCTGGGAACGGGCATTGCGAGCGCCCTGGCCGTGAACACCGGAACCGACGGCGCGCCGGCGATAATGGGCAATCCATCCGTCACGGTCGGGATTCCAACCGGAATACCCGGCGCCCAAGAATGGGGAATGATCGTCAGCTCCCCGTACGGCGTGCTGCTGCTGAAAGACATCACTAATAACGTTGTCCCATTCAACATTCAGGCGAACTCTCCAAACTGCGACTGGTTCATGTTCAGCACAGGGGATGTTGCGCTTAACAACGGCTGCAACGCCGATCCCGCATACGGACTATATATAGGAGCCGCAGGTTCCTCGGGCTACTTCCATGCCGGCAATTTCTCGGTGAACGCCTCCGGCAATACGGTGCTCGCAGGTCTCTCGTCCGTCACTGGGATTGCCTCCGGCGGCACGAAGTTTACTATCAGCGGCTGCTCAGCCGGAACGACGGTGGGCGGCGCTACGGCGGGGCAGTTCGCCTCCGGCACGAGCGGGGCATGCCCAGTGGTAATCACGATGAACGGCGCCACGGGCCTTACGGCCCCGAACGGCTGGTCCTGTTTTGCGGCCGATATTACAGCCGGGCACCTGGTGGATTTCACGCAAACTGCAAGTTCACAGACGACGTGTACCGTGAGCGCGACGACGACCAGCGGTGACACGGTGGTGTTCCATGCGATTGCATATTAGTCTCATGCTGGTTTTCGCGCTCACGGGCTGCGCGCGGGAATCGCGCACGGAGAAGTGGCACCGGCTGCAGCGCGATCTCTATGACATGCAGACGAAGTGGGATGCGGATTGCAAGTCCAAGTCAAGGCAGTTGGCTCTCCGGCTGAATGCCATCGGAGATCCGGATTGCTTGGCGGTAGAGTCGTCGCCGGGCGCTCCAGCGCCCGCGAAATAACGCACCATGGCCGTCTTTAAGGGTTTCGTCGGGGGCAGCTACAGCCTACCTTCGCGCATCGCCGCCTCCGACGAGTGCATCAATTGGTACCCCGAGCGGATCGAGGCGCAAAACGAAAAAAGCGACATGATCCTGGTGGGGACGCCGGGGCTGAAGGTGTTCTGCACGCTGCCCACGTCGCCGGTCCAGGGGGTCTATGAGGTCCTGGCCCGCGTTTTCGCGGTCGCGGGCGGCGTGCTGTATGAGATTTCCGCAAATGGCGCCTACAAATCGCGCGGCAATCTGGGCGTGAGTGGCGCTGGCACGGCGATCTTCACCTCAAACAACGTGGAACTCGTGGTCGCGATCGCGGGCACGCTGAACGCCTGGGCGCTGACGCTGGCGAGCAACATACTGACGCCGATCAGCGACGCGATGCGCGCCGCCGGAATTATCGCCGTTGGATCGCTCGCCTACATCGACGGCTATGTGATCGCGTCCAGCGTCGGGACGCGGCGGTTCTACTTGTCGACGCTGTACGACGCGACGAGCTGGCCTGGGCTGTACTTCGCGTCGAAGGAAGGGGGCGCCGACAATCTGGTCGCCCTGGTTGCGAACCAGCGGGTGTTGTATCTACTGGGTGCGGAGACGAGCGAGGCATGGTGGGACGCAGGCCCGGCGAATTTCCCGTTCGCCTACATCCAGGGATCCTTTATGGAAAAAGGCTGCGCGGCGGCGCTTTCGCCCGCGCAGTTTGATAATACGGTCGCCTGGCTCGGCCGCGATAAGCGGGGCCAGGGCGTCGTTTACCGCGCCAACGGCTATACGCCCAAGCGCATCTCGACGCATGCGATCGAGTCCGCGATCGGCGGCTATCCCAGCATCAGCGACGCGATCGGCAGCACGCACCAGTATCGCGGACACGAATTCTATCGGCTCGATTTTCCGAGCGCCAAGCCCGCCCCTCCGAACGGCACGTCGGCGGGCGCGACCTGGCTATACGACGCGGCAACAGGGCTATGGCACGAGCGCGCCTTCTGGCAGTCGATCACGCCGCGCTTCGAGGGACACCGCGGCCGCTATTACTGCTCCGGCTTCGGGCTGCACCTGGTCGGCGATTACGCCTCTGGCGCGGTGTACCAGATGGACGCGCAGTATCTGACCGATTTCGGCAACCCTCTGCGATCTCTCCGGACCGCACCGCATCAATTCACCGAAGGCAACTGGCAGTTTTTTAACTGGTACCGATTCGATCTGCAAGTGGGGGCGGGCACGACGGGTATCGGAGCGGGTCAGACTCCAGGCGTTGCCCCGGCCTTTGCGATTCTGCAGGTCTCAAATGACGGCGGAAACACGTGGTCGAACGAGCGGTATCAAAGTATGGGATCGATTGGACGCTACAAGCGATCAGTGATCTTCCGCCGGACCGGCCGCGCGCGCGATCGCGTCGTGCGCCTGGTAATCAGCGACCCGGTATCGCGCGTCCTGGTGGGCGCCTTTTACGACTCTACAGAGGGCCTGCCCTAAGTGCCAACGCCGCTTATCCCCGCAATTGCACTGCCGCCGCTTACGGTGCCGATGTTCGACGCCACAGGCGGAATGGCGCCGGTTTGGCAGTGGTACTTATATCAGGTGTTCACCAGCGCCCAAGCGATTCAGGCCCAACAGGTGCTCGAGGCTTTTGACGCGTCGAGTGGCGACCATGCGCTTGAAGCGGCCAGTGACGCGGCGGTAAACGCCGCCGCAGGGGACCTAACCGCGGCGATAGCCCTGGCTCTCGATGCGCTGCGAAAGCAAGTTGCGGCGATCGCTGAGATTTCCGACCCGGCTGCCGCACTCGAGGCCATACGAAAGCAGCTTACCGCGATCGCCGAGGGGCCGCATCAGGCGGCGCGCATCGACTCACTCGAAAAGTTAATCTGGATCCTCACGGGCGCGGGCAATCCTCCGAGCAGCGCCGGCGGTGGCGTCGTTCTCTTCGATACTCACGCGAACCGCCTTGCCAGCTATCCGGCCGCTGATTATAAGCCGGGCGCGCTGTTCTACGAGACGGATCGCCAAGTTTTTTACATCGACAAGCTGGTGAGCGGTACCCCAACATGGGTGTATGCCTCGGGCGTCTACACCACCTACGGCGGCGGAATGCCCTCCGATCTCGGAGCAGCCGATGACGGCTTCATCGTTCAGGCGCAACAGGGGACACCGGGGGGCCAGTTCTTCCGCTGGGACAGCTACGGCTCGGCGTGGAGCATTCTTCAAGCGCTCGCGGACATCCTGTTCGACAACCACGCGAATCGCGGTAGCTACCCGCCCGCCAATTACGCTGCGGGGACGCTCTTTTTCGAGGCGGACCGGCAGATTTTCTACCGAGTTCAATATATTTCTGGCGCTTACCGGTGGGTCCTCTGCACCGGAGCCATGCCCGCCGCGACCGCGAGTCGGCCATCTGACCTGGGAATCTACGATGTCGGATTTCTCTTCATCGACACAACCCTGGGCAACCTCGAATACTGGACCGGCTCGGCGTGGGTGACCGTGGGCGCACCTCCGAGCGGGTCCGCCGGTGGCGATCTCTCGGGAACTTACCCGAATCCGACCGTCGCGAAGATCCAGGGCAATGCGGTAAAAAACGCGGCGCCGTCCGACGGCAACGTCCTGACTTGGGTGGCCGCTGACAGCAAATGGGAACCCGTGGCGCCCCCTGGCGGGAGCGGTTCAGCGGGCGGCGACCTTTCGGGAACTTACCCCAATCCAACGGTCGCGAAGATCCAGGGCAATGCGGTAAAAAACGCGGCGCCGTCCGACGGCAACGTCCTGACTTGGGTGGCCGCTGACAGCAGATGGGAACCCGTAGCTCCTTCGGCGGGCTCGCCCAGCTTCCCGGCCTCGACGGGCTACAGTCCATCCACCACCAACCTGAGCAGCGTCAGCGCAACATGCGCTTATGCGACTTACGGAAAGATGACGTTCGTCCGCATCTTGGTGATCGGCACGACCAACGGATCGGTGCCTACAATCTCTTTGCCCGTTTCTCCGCTGAATGAATATCAGACGCTCGCCTGTGTGGCTATCATCACCGGGGTGCCGATCGGGGTTTGCGCCGTGTTCGGCTTCGGCGGCGCTCTCTATATTTACCAACTGAATGGGGTGGCCTGGGGCACCTCGGCGACCTCGTTCATTATTTCAGGCTGGTACGAAAACTCCTGACGCTCCGCAGCTAGAGAAAACAACCTATGGTCTCCTCCGTCAAACTCATCGAAGGCACGAAACTTACCGCTGCGCCCGCGTTGTACTATACAGCGCCGGCCGCGACGCAAACCATCGTGAAAAAAATCACGGTGGTGAACATCGACCCCACCAACGCGCACGCGGTCACTATTTGGTTCGTGGCGAGCGGGGGCACCGCCGTCAGTTCCCAGCTTTTGGTTGATGCGCGCCCAATCGGTCCCCTGGCGACCTATGACGTCACTGAGGCGCAGAACCACGTGCTCGCCCCAGGCGACACGATCTGGGCCGAGGCCGACGACGCGACCAACCTGCAAATCCAGGCGAGCGGAGTGCAAATTGTCTAGTCCTGGCGCCGAGCCCGCTTCGGCGATCGCGTTGATTTCGCCCTTTCCGCGCGAGCACTACCGGCTGCTCGATCGGTGGACCCGCGGCTCGGAATACATGCGGGACGATTTTTGGCCGCGCGAATTCGGCGCGCTGGCGACCGAGCTCGACCGCCGCGCGGGCCAGGAACTCACCTGCCTGGTAACCCTCGATGGCGAACCGGCCGGATTCATCGGCTATGCCGCAATATCCGCGCATTTGGGAATGTTGCGCGGCGTGATCTTTGCCCCGCGCTTTCGCGGCCACGGGACCGCGGTCTGTGCGCTCCGGACGTTTCTGGGGCAGCGATTCGCGGGCGGTGTACACAAAATTCTAGCGGGACCTTTTGCCGCTAATAAGCGCGCTATCGCGTTTCTGTATAAGCTTGGCGCGCGCGATGAGGGCCTGCTCCGGGAGCACACCGTGCGCACTGGCCAGATGATCGATGTGCGCTTAATGGCGTTTTTCGCGCCCGAGGAGATAGAATGCCGTTCTCCGGTTTGTTAACCGCGTCCTTGCTGAGTACCGGCGCCGGAATTTTCGGCGCCGAGACAGCGGCCGGCACGCAACAGCAAGCCGAGGCGGACGTTCTAAAGCTACTCAACCAGCTTACTCCCCAGGAGCTGACCGCGATTTCAGGCGGGGTAAGCGGCGCCAATTCGACACTCGGGGAGCAGTACGGCACAAATATGGGGCTGCTCGCCCCGTATACATCCAGCGGCACAAACGCTCTCGCCCAACTGAATGGGCTGACCGCCTCCGGAGGCTTTCGGCCCCCGTCGCTCGCAACCGCCGAGCAATACCCGGGCTACCAGTTCCAGCAGGAGCAAGGCGAGCTCGCCCTGAACCAGTCGGCGGCGGCCGCCGGAGGCGCGCTGAGCGGCGGCGCGCTCAAAGCCGCAGAGCAGTATGGGCAAGGCCTGGCTCAGACGGATTACTCAAACGTCTACAACCAGGCACTCGGCACGTATCAAACTAATTTCGGGAACCTGGCGCAGCTCGCAAACCTGGGCATGGGCGCGACCAACACCGGCGTGCAATCTGGAAATATCCTCGGAAGTCAGCAGGCCGCGAACACCTACGGCGGCGGCCTCGCGAGCGCGCAGATTCTAGGCCAGAATTTCGGCTCTACAGCCGCCGCCATCACCGGAAGCGCCAACGCGAGCGCAGCTGGTACCATCGGCGCGACCAATGCAGTCTCGGGCGGCGTCAACAATCTCAGCAATCTGATGCTACTTCAGTCGCTCCTTAAGCCAGGCGGATCCGGCTCCTCCGGCTCCTCCTACGTCTAAATCTATGGGCAGCGTTCCGCAGGTCAACCCGAATATCATCCTGGCCGGCCAGCAGCCCCAGTCGAATCCGCTCGACGCTTTGGCGCGCGTCATGCTGATCAAGACGACCCAGGGCCAGCAGCAGCTCCAGCAGCAACAGATCCAAGAGGGCGCGCTGAGACTGCAGCAGACTAAGGCCCTGAACGACGCCTACCGCTCCGCGCTGGTCATCAATCCGGACGGCTCAAACGACATCGACACCAGCCGCCTCACGCAATCTCTCGCCGCCTCCGGCGTTGCTGGATCCGCGATTCCGTCCGTCCTCAAGGGAGTGACGGATT